CGCGCCAGCAATCTTTTCTTCGCCTCTTTCGCATCCAATACTTTTGTGGTTGCATTCTGCTTGCCGTCCTCAACCACAGCGCGCGCGCGGTCAGACCCCATTATTTTTTCGGCACCCTTTATTTGTCTAGTAAGAATATCTACTGCCTTTCGGCGCGCAGCACTCATTCTCTTTCGGGGTTTGCCTGCCTTTGTAGTCTGTAGACTAGTAAGGATAGTATTAAGAAATTGTCTTTGAACCTTCACTTTTGCGGCTGCTGGGGTATTCTCATCAATCAGCGTCATACCTTCAGCTATCTGAGTAGATATCGCTAACTCCAAATTTTCTCCAGCATTTTTGCGTTTATCTAGGTCAACACGGTGGATTATTTGGTCAACACGATATTCAATCGTTTGAAGATTCACCCTCAGGTCAAGCGTTTTTTCATCCCACCTATCTGTGACTTGACCCTGGGGGGCCTCGTCTTGGTCCCTCTCTCTTCTTTTAAGAGTTGCTTGCTGTAGAATTTCTGTTTTCACCGAGTCGTCATTGTCTGGGTACTTCCTTTGAGCGTTAAGACGAATCTCCTTATATTCTTCATTAGTTAAAATTTTCCTTGCTTCTGACAGCGTACTTACTTCGTCGCTTGGGGTCCAAAGGCGTCTGCCAAATCCATCTAGCGGGAGGTTTTCAAGATCAGTTCTGTTGAAAGGTGCTGCAGTATCTGTACCCTCGAATGCAGCAACAGCGGCAGCGCCTTTAGGTGTTACCGCCTCAGTTGTCTCTTCTGTTTCTGTCTCAGGTTCTTCCTGTGCCTGAGCTGGGGCAGCTACCTTGCTGGCGGCAGCGGCGTCTTGTCGAAGTGTCTCCCCTTCAGCTACAGCTGCTGCTTCTGCCCCTGGGGTAACCTCAGAAGATTTCATCGCCCTCATGCCTCTGCGGGTTATAACGTATTTACCTTTTTCTTTTAGCTCATTTATGTAGCCTAAATCTACTAGAGTTTTGGCTTGACCTGGGGCTAGTAAGGCAGCATTTAAGGTACGGTTTTTTACAGGCGGTAATTTTATTTCATCTGCCTGTTTAGCTATAGCTTCCTGATCCCTTCTGATCCAACTGTCTATATGTTTTTGTTCCATAGGGATGCGAGGAAATACGGCTTCATGCACATCAAAATCAACCTCTTCTAGGTATTCTTCTTTATTGCTTTGGTCCTGCTTTGTGTTGCGATCTTTGTAATCTTGAGACTCTTTCAAGATAGACATCAGGGATGCCCTTATTTCATCACCAGATTTCCCTTCAGTGTTTATGCCTCTTCTTCTCGCCTGCCTTTTAACTTCTTCTTCAGATAGATTGAGAATCTTTTTTCTCGTTCTGGCAGTCCAATACTTTTCAGTGAGCTTGGGTGACTTAACTGCTAACTCAAGGGGTAAGGACATAGGTTCAAGGATAGCTTCAAGGAAAGCTTCACCCTGATTTACTTTTCCTGTGGCCCACAGGCTACCCAGAATTTCACCTGAAGCACCAAGACCTCCTTGGGCAACTACTTCTGGCAACCACCGTTGAGCAAATTTCTGTGCTTGTTTTCGTCCACTGACAGCATTCGTAGCGGCCTTACCTATGGCAGCAATGTTGTCTGTCTTGGTTGCCATACCAGCGGCTCGTCGGGCAGCCATACCTATTTGAGGCAGCTTGCCTGCGATACCCAGACTGAAAGCGTCCAGGGCAGCTACAGGCACACCATACTTGGCTCCATGTTCGACAGCCCTGTTCATAACATCTGGATCACTAAAAGCTTTGAGGTAATCTTCTTTTGTTACAACACCTTCTTCTTCTTTGAGATACTCGTGGAAAGCACTACTTCCTACTATTCCGCTCTGGATAAGGAATGTAGCTAGGGGTGCAAGAACGGGCGCGGCTGCACCTCCTGTCATACCTATGGCTGCTGTCGCTGCTAGGGCTGGTGCAAACTGAACAACACTCTCTGAAAGAAGACCTCCCACAAGAGAGATATCCCAGATGTTTGACATCCAATCATCAAAGCTGGAATCATCGGCTGTAATAGCCATAAGTTTGTTGAGGTCTTCGTATGAATAAGGATTCTTTTTTAGACCTAAATCTCTGGCTGCTCTTCTTTCAGCATACTCTTCATCAGTAAACATTATTGGATCAAGGAAGCCGCCTGCTGCATCCTTAATTGCTTGATCACCCAGGTCAAGAGCATTCGAAACTGCATACCAACCTCGTGATGCACCTCTGCCTATGCTATCCCAAAAGTCTATGTCATTGCGGTAGGTTCCAAGAGCTTGGAAATAAAGGTCTTTATCATAGCGTTCCTCTTCGCCTTTACTTACAACATTGCGTTGCCAAAGGAACTCGGCGGTTTGAGGATCAGTAAAATTTCCAAGCAGGTCAGGCTTTTCTTCTCTTATTCCAGCAAGGAATTCTGATGGAGGTAATTCGTTCATTCGGCGCTAGTGTTCTGATGCTTTTTTAGCATGTTCAGCATCTAATTTAGCCTGAGCTAACCCAGTATTACCTCCTCGCTGCCGTAGGAAGGATTCAACGGCTCCTTGTAATGCCTCATCATATCTTGCTTGGGTAATTTCTCCCTGCGCTAGCTTAATTGCTAATGCGGGAGCAACTGCCTTAATGATTTCCAATCCTGGGTAGTCGGCTTTTGCTTGAGCAACAGCAGCATCGGCCCTAGCTTTTTGTGTATCGCCCATGTTCTTATAGATGGTTGAAAATTTCTCTGCGCCTTCCAACATCGTGCCTCGTTGAGCAGCTCGTGTGGCAATCTCTTGTTTTCTTGCTGCCTCATAACCAGCTAAAGTTTTTTGTGCGGATTGAGCAGCAGCAGGCCCCATCCCTGAGAAGTCTGTGCCACCAAACTTATCGGACTTGACAGCCATAAGAGCATTTGCGAAAGCCTGAATTGCCGCACCTTTTCTTTGCTTATCACTAAGAGGAATTCGATCAGGATATCCTTTCTTAGTTGGTGTGCTAAAAGAGTTCCTATATTCTTCCATCATTAATTCAATCTGATTTTTTCTGGGTTCTTCCTTAGGTTCTTCCTTAGGTTCAGCTTTGGCTTTGGCTTTAGCTTTGGCTTCAGCTTCAGCTTTGGCTTTTTCAGCGTCTGCAAGTTTTTTTGCTTCATCTTCAGCCTTTTTTTCAGCAGCTCGTCTTTCCAAGTCAGCGGCTCGACCTCTAGTTCTTTCTTCAGTTAGCATGCCCAGTGGCTTATCACCACTACCTTGTAAACGATGTCCACGTATTGTTTCTTTGAATTCTTCTTGAAGTTCTACTTCGCTACCGTTATCAAACCTAGCGATCCCACCTTGATTCAAAGAAGTAAGACCACCGTCTTTAAAATTAAAAATTTCTTTTACATCATCAAAAGTAATGTCATAAGACGGTGTATCAGAATCTTTAATGCCACCTCTGCCGCCAAAGCTTCTACGGTTCGCAATTCTGTCTCTGCGTTCTTGTGCTCTCCTGGGTGCAGAAGCCTTACGTGCTCTCTCTCTTATAGGTTCAAGAGCATCTTGAACTTCCAAGGTATCTAAGCCGAACATTTCTTTTGGCAATCTTTCACGACCTCTGCCCGTCATGGAAAATTCCATCATCGCTGTAATTTCTGAATCAGTATATTTTCTTTCAGATTCAGGAGCTTTAGGGGAAACTGCGCGACCTTCTACCATTTCTGCCAACTCGTTGTAAGGAGCGCGACCTTCAACCGCCTCTGGTATGCGATCCATACCTGTAGCAAAACCCTCATCAAAATCTTCGGCACCTGGAGTAGGCGGTTCAGGAGGAGGTAAATACTCGGCTGTTTCAGCCCAATATTCTGCAGGAGCTTCCTGTATATCAGCCATACCTACATCATAGCCTTCATCCATATCTGGAGATGAGACTGATTCTGCAAAGTCTTCTTCCTCTGCGACAACAGGGAAATTAGCTAGATGTCTAGCTATAGCCCTACCTTTAGGTATCATGTCTGTGCCTTCTAAAGCATCTGCGCGATAAGTTTCATATAGATCGTCACCTATACCACCTCGCGCACCACGTTTAATTCTTTCTACTCTTTCCATATCAACATTAGCATCTTCTTCTCTTAAAGTTCGTGGGCTTACAGCTCTGTTTCTCATTTCTTCTTCGGCCATTCTACGGGCTTCTGCTGCTATACCGCCAACTCTTTCTTGTTCTGCCAACCTGGGTAATGCTCTTTCTTCGGTTATGCTTCCTCTAGGTTTATCTCCACTACCTTGTAAACCATATCCTCTTGGTTGTTCTTGCGCTGCGGCTGGTGTTGGTGTTCCTTCTACAGCTTCTTCTAATACTGTTTCTGCTTGTGTTGGGTCAACCCATCCTGAACCTTCGACAACACCCGCCATAGTTTCATCAAACAATAGTTTGAAACTAGGGTCAGATTGTACGCGATTCATCAATTCAATACGAGCTTGAGGGCCTTCAGAAAGATGTCCCTGCCGTTGTAATGTTGCTATGACTTGCATAATTACACCAGAGTCAAGTTCTGGGTGCAAGTGGCCTGCTCTTTGATGTTCTGCTAGACCACCTTGATGAAAATTGGCGATGCCACCCTGATTAAAAGCTCCAAGTTGATGTCCCGCTGATATTGCGCCGCCTATAGCTGGAACAGCTTGAGATAAACCAGATGGGGTTGGCGCAAAATTTTGAGTGGTAGTTACTCCTGGTGTGGGTGCTGCTGACCTAATACCAGAAAAGAATTGCTCAAAACCAAAAGGATTTTGTACTGAGGCGGGACCACGAAATTCACCAAACTGTTGTCGTTCAAGATTTAGTTCAGGCTGCACAAATTTCTCTCGGAATTGCGCTCCTACCCTAAGAAGATCATCTATGTCACGCCGCCCCATAGCTTGTCTTTCGTTTAGCCGTGCATTTATTCCCGCTGCTGTGTCGGCCCTTGCTTGCCTGTCACCTGTAGCTAATTGAGAAGCATCTGTGAAAGCTCGTTGGCCTGCTTCCAAACCTATTCGACGTTCTTGGTCTGCAGCTCGTTGTTGTATGAGGTGGTCTTCTATAGCGCCTCGACCGCGATCCGAACCTCCAGCCCCTACTTCTCGCGCCCTTTGCTTTTGCAAATCAAGTTGAGTGCGTTCACCTAGGCGACGATATGCTTCTTGCGCTATCAGTGCTTCAAAAGGATTTTGTCGAGCTTGTATCGAGGCGGCTGTAATAGGGTCAGCAGCAGTAGACTGTAAAGCTAAAGCCTCCTGGGTGAGAGGTTGCCCTTCCATAAAACGATTCCGCAAGGCTTGGGCTGCCACAAGTTCATCAGGAGAAGGAGGTGCTGTAGCTATTCCTGTGAATGGAATGCTAGGAAGCCCTTGTAAATCCTCTGCCCTTTGTAAAGACCTTGTAGCAAAACCTTTAAATGGCTCCGCTACATCCTGTATGATTGTTTGTGAACCAGTTCCTGAGGAACCACCACTACTCTTTCCCATTCTTTACCTCAGTAAATAATTGCCGCCGATTTTGTCAAAGCCATTACGCAAAAAAAACTTTTCTTTTCTTTCCACATCTGTACCGTATGTTACACTCATATGCAGTGGTAATCCTAGTTCCCAGGCCTTTTTTTTACCTGCCTCTAATAGTCTTACTGCTAACGATGTTTTCCTGTGGTCATCCGCTACATAATAAAGCAAGTTAACTAGGTGACGCGAATCTGAAAACCACAAACTATCATAACACAATAGGAGCATCCCCACTATTTGCCCCTTGTCTTTAGCTATAAAATTAAGTCCTTGATCAGCACAAAGACTTAGTTGATCTATAGTTTTTTCTGCATTGTGTTCTTTTTTCTGATACGCAAACCAATCTGTTACTTCTGTTAGCATTTTGTACTGTGGGTATATGTCATTTAGAGTTGCTTCTGTTATATTCTCTGCCATTGGTTCATTGCCTGATCCAAAAGTTTACTACCATATTCACGTTCTTTTCCTGGTGGAGCGTTCGCATTTTTACCGAGTCCTTCGACAGCTTTTGCAGTTAAAACAAATTCACCATCTGATAAGGCTGCTTTTTGTACTTGGTGTCCTCCACCTTGGGGAGCTTGCATACTGCTGGCACCAAGTTTACTAGCTAAATCAGGATAAATTGCTGACCGAATAGTATCACTAGTTCCTGTCCCAGGTCCAACTATTTCTCCTCCAGTAAGAGCGCCAGAAGGAGTTTTCATCATACCAAATTTGGTAGCTATACCACCTTTAGCTGCTCGTTCTACACCACTCAATCCTGTCGCACCTGAACTAGGAATACCACCTTGTATCGCTTGTCTTTCTCTTTCTAATTCCGTTTCAATAGAATTCCCTCCACTTCCAGTGCCTGAAGACAAAGCAGCAGGATCAGGAAAACTACTGGGTGCTTGTTGTTCTGAATCCCCACCAAAGCTCTGGAGGGTATCCCCTAGCTTACCGTAATCAAATCCTGATCCAGTCGTTTTATCTGTCATAAACTCTGAGCCAGCTTTAGTAAATTGGTTGCCTATATTAGGATTTGCTGTTTTATTTGTCATAAATTGAGAACCAGCTTTAGTAAATTGATTGCCTACATTAGGGTTAGCGTATGAGTGCATTAAAGGAGTATTTGTTACACCTGCAAGGCTACCTGTTTGAGCGCCAGAGGATGCAAGAGCTTGAGGCCCCATGCCATAAGTAAGTCCAGATAAACCTGCTGGCATTGCAGTAGTAGATGCTAGTCCAGCAGCAGCAGGAGTGGCGGCACTAGTCAATCCTAGGGTTGAACCACCGAGAGCGCTACCACCACTAGCAGCTAAGACACTACCTGCAGAAGTAGCACCACTAGCAGCACCCGCAGCACCCACACCTCCTAAGGCAGCAGCACCGCCCAGAGCACCAGCGCCGATACCACCTGTAGCTGCACCAAAGACACCGCCCATCAAGGCTTTATTCCAATCCCAGCCGTCATCACCAGACATACCGCCAGCCATTGCACCTACGCCAGCACCTATGAGTACAGGGATTAAGGGAAAAGGCATTAGTAAGCCGAGAGGGTAGCAAGCCCTCCCCCAGCAAATTTATAAGTTCCACCTATTTTCATATATTGATTTTCCTCATCTGCACCTAAATTAGCCTGGAAATTAAATGGGTCTTCTTCTTGACCGTAGTTATATTGTAGCTCAAGATTAGGATCACCTTTTAAAAAACCTAAATTTAAATTTTTAACGCCGTAAGAATGCTTTCCACTCTCTATGAATGGTGGGTCTATATCTTTGCCGCCCAGTAAACTAAGTATTCCTGCACCGACACCTATTTGATTTTCATATTGCTTTAAAAAATCAAGTGCTTTATGCAATCTTTGTGAGTCCAGCTTTTCTGCCAAAGAAGTAAATATATTCTCAGGGTCTACATCTAAGTCAGCGTGTCCCTTAAAGCCGCCTACTTTTAAATCAAATTCAGCCATCAGTGAAAGTCCTGCCAACCAGAACCATTGAAGCCTTGAAACTTACTTGTTGCCGCATTATATCTTATTTCACCTACTCTATCATCTGTAGTGACATCGGGGTTTGTAGCATCCTGATTAACTTGTATTCGTCCATTAAGTCTTACGGTTCCCCCTGCGTCCTGCCTAGTAAAGCTGGAAAATATTTCATCACGATTTCTTTCCAGCACATTGACTAGCTGCGCCGCCCATCTAAAGATATTGATTTCCGAAGTTGAGGTTAAACGAGGAAAAATCATCGCTTACCATCCGCTTGAACATCTACTCTAAAGTCAGCTAATCTCCAGCTTGTTCCCGCAATACTTGCATCAACTCTTATTTTAGCCTGTCTTCCCCTAACTCGCAAAGATATCTTTTCGGTAGAGGCTCTTATAGTGTAGGGGCCTTTAGATACAGAGGCTTCACTTTGAGGAAATCTCTTGGTTGTAAGCCGTATGCTGGTTTGTGCGTTGGTCCCTTCAAAATCAAAATCAGGAATAATACGATCCATATAGATGATGAAATCGCCTTCAGGATTATTGGGGCCTGCAGGACCAAAGGGAATATCAAAATAGGTGCTCTCTATGAAGGAGTGCATTTTTTGAGTATCTGCCGTGTAGACTCCCTTAGGCTCATTCTCTATAAGGAATTGATCACCCAAGGAGACCGAAGTTCCTGTAACATGAATAGATTCAAATATGTTTCTGTCTGCCCAAGTAGAAAATATTCCTGAACCAAATGCCCAGTAAGGTGGCTCCGCGGGGGTTCCATCTCCACGGCCAAACAAAACATAGCGGTTACATTCTGAAGAATCAGCGGTAGGGTAAAGCCACACAATTTCTTGAAACTCTTGATTTACTGCAGCATAAACCTTATCTAACTCATCGAAGTTTATATCTGAAAATACATAGTTACGAACAGAACAAGGAAGTATTTTTACTGAGCCGTCAAACATATAGAAGTTGTCTATGCCCATCCAAAACACCAGATCATTATCGGCTGTTGCGGCGTGGGGAGCTACGAGACCACAATTAGAACCAACTAAATCTACATTAAAGGTGAAAGGAGGACCGACAAATTGCATCGCATATGCCGCTGTGTCTGAAAAAACCATGACTGCATCACGAGTTTTTACGCCGCCTATAAGTTTACTGCCATCACCAAGGCGAATTTGATCTGCTGTAGTTGATACCGAAGGAGTCCATTCATCAATGTTGGCTTGGTCAGAAAACCTAAGAACCATAGGATCAAAGGTTCCTGTCAAGTCTGTGCAACCCAAGGTAATTACATGACGATCTCTAGGTGAAACCAAGACAAAGTTATTTTCGAGAGGAACACCTGTGCTTACTCCAGCAGTGGTGGTGGTAGATACTTCTACTGCTCTTTTCTGAGGTCCGTTGTCTTCTACCCACTGGTAGATGCGTCCACCTCTGGGAGTAGCCAAAAGATTTTCGCCAAAAACATCTAAAGACCATTGACGTATACCAATTTCGATATCAGATTGTGCTGCAGGAGCGTTCCAACCACCTAGAGTTACTACCCCACCAACTGTGACTGAGGCTCTTGCGGTATTGAAGGTGCTGGCACCATAGCCAAACCCTGCTGTGCCAATGCTTGTTCCACTAGCTATGTTGTAGTAGACAAAGCTGGTTCCTGTATTGGCGTGATTTGCAGAGGCACTCCGCTGGGCGCTCACCTCAAAAGTATTGGTACCTGCGCTTGTAATTCTGTAGGTATTTCCTTGCAAGGTAACACCAGCCATGATGCTACTACTGACAAAAGCCATATAGTCGCCAACAACTCTACCATGTCCCGTATTAGATACATGGACATAGAAGCTGCCTGTTGAGGTGGTTACCGTGCCTGCCGCCAGAGATACAGAGGCTGATACGGGTGTAATATCAAATACTTCGCCACCATAGTAAAGATGTAAAAGACTTTCGGTTCCCCACGAAATATATCTTTTACCTTCAAGACCTCGAAAGGTAATTATATCGCGGCCTTTTCCCGCAAAAGTAGAAGTTAGTTTCTTTTGGTAACCCCTAATATTTTGCGCTTTGCCCTTGCGAAATCGTATCTTGTCACCATCGAACCAGTTGCCTTCCTCAGAATACTGAGTAGCTTCTCTGCTGATTGTAGGGTTAAAGCTTATCCTTTGTGTAATACTGTCGGTAGACATCAGCCATCCTTGCCTCTGCTGTCATACCAGCCTGTAGTTTGGAAAGCATTCTCTGGTGCGCCGTCTGCTGATCCTCCAGCCACTTGGGTGCGAATTCCAATTTGACTACTAAGATTTGTTTCGCAGACTCCTTCCCATGTGAAATCCCTTATTCTTGCGTTATCACCATATTCAACATAACCAGCGCCATAGTTAGCCAGGGTTCCCATAGCAGCAGAGGTAGGTGCAGTTCCTAAAGCGTTATCTACAACTGAAACATCAGTCATCGACAAAGGTCTGTAGGCATATAAGGCTTCAGTAAATAAACCAAAGTTTATGTGGTTAAAGATTACTTCTGTTGATACCGATACAGGTGAATTTAGAGTAAGTGTGGTTCGTGAACCAGCGCCAATATTTATAGAGGTGTAGGATAAGATAGGCTGATCATATAAAAATTTATCACCCTTCTGTTTAAAGCCCCTTATGTTGCTACTGCCATCTGTGTAAACAGCGCCGATCCGACGATAGGCAGAGGCGTCATTATTAGCTATGAGGTTAGCGGCAACAGGGGAAGTATCGAAACCAACATCAGTTCCTGCTGTAACTGCTATAGTATGTACATGATACCAAGTATTTGCCGATAAAGTTACTCCGCTAGCTAGACCACCAGCAGCCGAACCGTTTGCCCATGTCGCATCTATTTGTTTAACAAAAGTTGAACTCAGTGTCAGGCTACTTGCGTCTGTAGAATTTCTAGCGCCCCCTGAGGTAATATTTATATCGTGATCACTATCTGATCCATTTGATAAATTCATACCACTTAAATAATTTACTGGTAAAGTGGATAAGCCAGTCAAAGCAGAGCCATCACCTGCTATAGTTGATACAGAAACGGCACCACTAAAGGTTGCTGTAGTTCCTCGTAAAGCGCCTAAGCTGGTTACCCCCGATATTTCTAGAGCAGCAGCAGACACCTTTGTAGTAAATGATCCTGTAACACCCCTGATATTGGTGGCACTAAGACTTACTGACACTCCAACAACATCAGCCTTAATAAGGTCAGCCGCAACAGAAGTAAAAGAACCCAGACTTGCACCCACCTGACTCATGCCAGTAATGCTTGTAAATAGATTTTTTACCGTGGTTCCATCAGTATAAATGAGTGTGGTTTGCCCTGCAGGTATTGTACCTTCGTTACCGCCAGCAGGTTTGAGCTTAAGATCGTGACCTCCTGCAGTTCGATTACTAAAGATGTAAGTTTTATCTACCGCTGGAACTGTAATACTGACAGCAGTTGAAACAGAACCATGAAAATATAGTACTGCACTTCGGGCTTGATCAGCAGCACCATCGGCTGTAGATACCGTGAAAGCTGTGCCGACTCCTGAAAGATCAATTGAGGTTACTGCGCCAACTGCCGAATCTACTAAATCAATTACTGAATCATTTAGTTTTTCACCCCAGGTAGAGGCGTTTTCCCCTGATCCTTGTTTTTCTAGACGTAATATGCTGGTGTATGTCGAACTCATTAGCTTACCGCATTACTTGGAATGTTGTCTCTGCTTCTTCCTGCCTGCAATAACATATTATTTACAAGACCGCCCAAGTCATAACGATTTATCGCGCCTCCTTGACTAGCAGTTCTTATTTCTTGTGCGCGCTGCTGTACCTGTTGCTGAAGATCAGGACGGGCAGTTGGTACGGGCGCTGAACTGCCACCACCAAGAGCTTGAATAATCGTAGGATCATTACGAAGTCTGGCATAAGCTGGCATTTGATTCGCAGTTACTTGCTCAGTAAAGAATTGTTCTCCACCTTCGGTAGCACTGCCAAACTGTGGGGGAGGTGTTCCCCAACCGAGATTGGCGTACATGGCTCCCATTCGGTCAGCACCCCTTTGTTGAGCACCTGCCGTCAGCCCCGCGATTTCATCCGCAAGTTCTGATGTATCTCGCTCCACAGCGGCTGGCTCTGGGGTTTGAGCCTCTTTGTCCATACGCATTCTTTCCGCCATAATTGCCCCTTGAAATCCTGGCTGGCCAGCTTGTGCGTAATTGCTGCCTTTAGATTGATTAAGGTGTCGGACTGACGTATATTCAGGCAACATCTGCTGAAAAAATGCTATGTCAGCTGCCGCTTTCGCTGCCGCATCGGCCCCGCTCGAGAAACTTGGGATGCCGCCTGGACCCTGGAGTTGACCACCATCTGGAGCCATACCACCGCCTTGTTGCCTTAACATTTGCGCTTCTTGAGGAGAAATATAGGCTAAGTGTTCTCCCTGGTGTGTCCTGGGTATTGATTGTAAGCCGTTCATACTCCTCCTCCTAAACCCGTAAGGGTATTTTGACCCGCTTTGCTTGCTGGCATCTCTTCATCATCACGCCTCGTGCGTCTGCCCTCATTTTGTAGGGCTTGCATGGCTTGTCCATACCTAAAATTCCAATACTCAAGAACAGAATAATTCTTTAGATACATATAGGCTTCAATCATACAAGCGAAGAAGAGAGCATCAAAGCATTTGTCTGTAAAGAAATTAGTTTGGTTGCCTGCTGAAAGCGTTGCTGGCTGTATTACTATGGCTACTTCTGCTGCATTTGTACTGCTGGGGCTGGGAGCAACGATCCAACGATCTCCCCCATAATTAGAATAATATTTAGGTACACCCACAGAAGTCCTTGTAGGCCAATAGTCTGCAATATATTCTTCGGTTCTAAATAAAAGCTTTATACGGCTTCCAGCATCAGTGACATAAAAATTCAAGGGTGCCAGCATATTGTCTGGCTTGGTTACAAAAGGATCACCATAGGCTAGCGTAGTCTGGAAATGGCCTGCCATCTCAGGATGATCTAGCTCTCTGGATAAGCGAGTTTCTGCCCTGTCAATAAAACTGGGGATGGCGTCAGAAAATTCCTCTGAATCGTCTTCAGCAGTATCTTTGATTTGATCTTGCAATGTTGTATAAGTTATAGCCATAGTTAGATATTACCACCCTCCTTAGTCAAACCCAAGCGATACAGTAGTCCATGTTTCAGGTGTTGCTCCCCCTACTGAAACCCATGCCTCTGCCGCTCCTGCCGCTACTGTTGTCCAAGTCTCTGCCGCCGCTGCTGTTACAGAAGACCATTGATCTATATAACGTCCTGTACTACTTACTTCTGCTGTTATTTGTGTTGCAAATGTCATCAGGTTGTTAAACACAAATGAGGCAGTATTATTGTAAACAAAGCCTGTACCTAAACTTAAAGCGGTATTCATTGTTGCCTGAGCACTAGGAATATCAGCTACACTGACTCCCAAGGTAACAGTATCATGTACCTCATGTTTAGTTGTTTGTTGTTCAGCTAACGAAACGTCGAAAGTTAAACTTGAATTAAATAAAGAATTAACTGTAAACTGATCATCGACTACAAGACCACCAATAGTTAAATCAACACCGTAATTACCACCGACAGATACAGCAGGAATATTTGTCTGAAAACCTAAAGTTAAATCAGCATAAATGTAACCGTCCGCAAGTTTAACAGCTTCAACTGCAGCACCAAAAGTTAAGGTATCTGTTATATAAACGTCAGCCGAATAGTTGTCAGCAATCGAAACACCTAAGGTTACAAATGCAGTAACCCACGATCTATCGTATAGAAGTGTGTTATATGGTCCTGATCCAAATCCAGTGTAAGATGGCATGGGTCATTAGCTTGCAGAGGCAGTAAGCGTAAGACTCACATTAATGACATCTCCGTTAATTACAGTTCTAATGGCTGTAAAATCTCCTGCTCCATATAGAACACCCAGATTTCCAGCTACCGTTGTACCCGTAGTCAAGAAGCCACCTGCCACAGACGCTGAAGCAATTATGGAGAATACTGCAGCAGTAGAAGTTACAACTGACTGTGAAGAAGCTGAAGCTAAAATAGCCGTTGGCCTTATTGCAGCCGAAGTTGCTCCACCCACTGTGCTGTAGGCAGTAATTTCCGTAAAGCCATGAGTTGCCTGAGTGTCACCTGCAGAAACTGTGCCAGTAGCTTTGAGAGCCACTTTCCATGCTGCCGTATAACTTGAACCATTAAAATATTTCTGCAAAAGATCATTTAGACCCTGATTGACAACAAGATTATCGTATTCCTCTTTCCACTTTAGAACACCTTGTTTGTCATAGCAGGTCCAATCCCAATGGCTACCTACTTTAGTTCTTTGCTTCATTTTCTCCTACCTTAATTGTTTGTGTTGGTGGTCATTGAGGGAGTCCAAGAGCTATCTCCCGTTGTTGCTAATACTACATCAGGTCTTGGGTTTTGCAAAGCTGGATTGTCCTTGGTATCTGGAGCTTGGTTAAGTGGACTTGTCACCAAGTTGTAAACGCCGTCCGATTCTCCAGGACCAACTCGATACCCCGTTCCAGGCTCTCTTATTTGATCCCTATATTTAAAACGAAAGCTTGAGCGGTCTGAAATAAACCATGAATATTTTCCTGCTGCCATTGTTTTATAGAACCTTTAAGCGTGGAACAACCCGCATATTTACACGCTCCCTATCGGACTCTAAGGCAAGCTGCATTTTTTCTTCATAAGAAGCCTTGAGATAGTTAAGTTTTCCTGGCTCGATGCCAAATCTTTTGTATGCTAAATAGTATGCTAGACCACAAATAATGGCAGGCAGATAACGATACACCCAATCAACATTTTGAAAACTAGCTGTAATATCTTCCAAGCGTCTTACCCTCCAATAAAGTATTTTATCAGTGGTAGCCGCTTCAGGCGCAGGCCAAACATAAAGAACTGGAATTTTTTGTCGGTCCAAGGCAACTTGCGCTGTTCTACCTTGGTTAGACTTATTAGGAATTATTAGATACTCTTCCATGCTGACGCGCTGTAATTGAGTGTCAGTATTTACTGAATTGCTTGTTCTCCTTAGAGCCACTTCAAGTATGTCTACAGTGTCAGCATCCAGAGTATAGCTCTCTTGTTCGGCAACTAAAGATAAAGTTTTTTGTTCTTGGGCAAAGAGAGGAACACCCCTATTTTGCATATCAATGAAAAGTAAATTTAGACTTCGGCGCGCGCTTATAGGATCATGCCCTAGTTGGGGTTCCCCGCCAAGCATGTCATAGGCTTCCTCAATGATTTCATCTACAGGAGGAAAGAAAGCTGTAGTTCCTGAAGTCGTAGGCATTAGTTGCTCCTAACAATAATAAGGGATTGGCCCTTTGGGACGCCCCACCTCTGCCGTCTTTTTACCATAGACACCGCCGCCTGGAACATTTACAGGCCCTGTGTTACTAGGTTTGGCTCCAGGTTTTTCAGTCATTTTCCCTGGTTTAGTTTTATATCCTTTTTTCATCATCGACTCCTCATCGCTTTGCCCCAACCACCAGAGGCTTGTCCAACTCCTCGTGGTTTTACAATTCCACCTTTACTCTTCCTAACTACTTCTTGTTTGGCTACTTCTTTAGCCATTCGAGAGCCTACTTTACCTTCATCATCTCTAAACAAATCCTGTATGTCTTGAACTGCCTCCAGTAGGGCAGCACGGGGAGAATTTTTACCTAGAGGACTTCTTTTTTTAGTTTGTTCGCTGGATTGTGCTGCAGGTAAAGTTTGCTCAAAACCGTCCCTCAAAGATTTACTGGAATAATAAGGTTTACCAGGAGAAACTTTTATTTTTTTCTTAGGCTTTTTAGCTGCCTTCTGTTTTCTATGAGCAGCCAGCAAACTTCGGTGATCTGCCCCATAG